CGTCCTGACCCGCTTGAGTTTTGAACAACTGTCTAAAGAGATTAGGCAGGAACTTTTCGTTCCAGTCAAGTATTTTGACAGCTCGTTCAAAACACTCCTCACAAATCGTATGGATGTCGTATTCATAGTGAGTTCCTACGTGTAGACACATCGCGAGTCGTACGACGTGTCCCTGTTTTCTCTGATAATACGTCCCCAACAATTCATGTTCGGGGTGTTGGGAGTCGAGTGTGTGTTTGCGGTACCAGGTGCAGAATTTACATCGACAGCCGTGGATACCCGTATGGCCTTCGATTTTACAAGCCCCCATAAATGTGTGAAACCACGCGAGTTGCATCATCAGTCGTTCTTTGATCGTAGGATCTCCAGGTCTTGGTATAGGCTCGCATCTAGCTGAGGATTCCTGAACAACCAGCAGATTGCGAGCCACAAAGCCACCCCCGAAAGTATCTTCTGGAATATTGGTGACAAACCAATCAGGTGTGGAGCACATGAGGACTGATATGGCAATATTACGTAGAGGAGTCTTTCCCCGCATAATAGTCCCACTAGCCCACTCATCAGGGCAGTCCATGAAACGTGTAATAAGCTGCACAAGACCTTCGTTGTATTTTTGCTTGTTAAGGAAGACCGCCATCTCGGGAGCATAAATAAGTCCAGTCGCATTTTCACCTTTCATGGAGTCAATTAGCGCTTCGGGGGTTAACTTCTCGGAATAGATCGGCGTTATCTGTAACTCCTGTAGCATTTTAACGATAATATCCGCTGCAGAGGTTTTACGCAGACCAGATGGTCCCAAGATAATGACCCCGGTTGCTGGATAGAAGTTAAAATACCCCATTTCCACCCAAATTCTACGATTACACACGGCCGCGACCCCAACAACAGAAGAGAAGAAGTGGTATGGAAGAGGCGCTTCCGCCCTAGAGGTATAATCAACGTAATCTCTAAAAAATCCCGTCTCTGGTATGAGAGCGTCAAGCTCCCTCTCAGCCAACTCCGGGTCGTAGTTTGAGCGTTTGTAGTTGGCTCCGACTTGGTTCCCGTTGAGGGAGGAGTTGCCGTTTTGTCCAATTCCATATACCACCTCGATTAGTTCGTCGGTTGTTAAGGAGAATGTCTCACACACCAGGGTTTTTAACGCTTCACGTTCGTCTACCGGTACGGAGCCTGAGTGGAGAGTCTTCAAAAACCCCGTCACACCTTCAAAAGCAGGGTGGGAGCGAGGCAACTTCTTCCCCTCCATTGCCTGTTTAAACAGTGCTAACTGCTCTGGTATTGTTCTGCTCATACCATTGCTCCTTGGTGTGGACGTTTTGCCAGTTTGGACCTATCTTCGTCTCGCATCGCAAGAAGAACCCGTTCATTTCGGGGATTGGGGAGGATAAAGTTTCGGACACAAGATCGATTGCATCTGTTGCAGTCTTACATACTCGTGCCGCTCCATGAATATTGCATACGACGCTATCATGGACCGTGAAAAGTACTCTTGATCGTTCACCAAAATAGCGTGGAAGGCGTTCTGTAAGTGGGAGAATAGCACTTCGGATGAGGATATCTGGGAGTGTGCTTTGTCCCGGGAAGGCGAGGATTTGATTGTGCTGGCCTCTCGGGTTAGGGAACCTTCGCATCCTACCATAGACAGTTTGCAGATACCCGTCTCTCGTTGCTTGGAAGATGAGTTCTGAATGGAAAGGAGCAACACGGGTAAACTTTTTATGATACCAGTCAAGGAGCCATTTATACTTAGATTCCACCGCCCTACGTCCATAAGTAAATCCGAGGGGATATGATTTGGTGACGAGGAGTTTCCATGGCTCGATGTCTTTCCTCGCATACTTCTTTTGGCGCGGTTTGCCTTCCTGGAAGTACGGCTCTTTCCAGATTTCTTCGTGGAAGAATCCATAACAGTAGTCTCCTGACTTATGAATAGCTAACAACTCTGGGTCTTGGGTGTACCAGGCGTAGATGAAGAATTCAGCCTGGCTAAAGTCGGATACGAGTATGAGATCATCTGGATGGTCTGGAATGAACAAACTTCTAGGAAAAGTTCCTCCTAACTTTTCTGGTACAGTTTGGAGTGCTTTATCAACAAGTTGTATTCTTCCTCCAGACTGTCCATGGAGTTTAGCTCGAGTTCGAACCTTTCCGTCCTTATCTGCAAGATCGACGAAGTCTCCTGAATGACGTAACATTTTCATCTCTTGGATTAGACCTGCAAGTTGAACTCCCTTATTCTTGAAAGTTTCAAGGGTGTCATCATCCACACATGGAGTGTATTTGCCATTAGGTCTCTTTTTCTTTGGAACGTTTAACCCCATTGCTGTGAAGAGAGTTACTAACTGTTTGGGAGAACCCCAATCAACTAGAGGAAGTTTCTCTCTCCAGAACTTCTCATAAGCCTCAAGAGTTTTGGAGAGTGTGACTAAGAGTGTCATGCTCTCTTTAGTATCATATTTGCATCCAGTCGTTCTCCAAGGTTCGATTGCCTTAATCACAGGCATCAAAGACCAGAAGAGGGATTCCATATTCTGTTTCTTCCTTCTCATCTCTTCCAGACAGCGCTCTCCAATCTCTATTACAGTGTAGGTGTCGTAGCAGTTGCCGAGAGTGTTGTATAGTTCAGGCTTTAACTTCGCCCAGTTCTTATAGTAGGGAGTAGTTGAGTAGTAGGTCTGAGCTGTTGCTAGATCAAACGCTCCTCCTCCCTTCTTCTTCTTTCCTGTTGAGGGATCAGTTGCAAGGTCGGACCAGAGAAGATAGAAGGCGATCATGGCGTCTGCTATTCTTACGTTTTTCAACGACCATTTCTTGCCTAGATGTTGAAAGTCAAACCCAGCTCCATAAGCCCAGAGAATGACTTCATGATTTCCCCCGAGAAGAGGTTCGAGGAGATGAAACTGATCAGGATGGATAATAATACTCTCATATAGGTTAGCAGATAACCCTATCTGAGTAACTGGGATGTCAGTAACAGCATCAGCTTCATCCTCATCTAAGGACATGTAACGAGGAGTCTCTATATCGAGACCGCCCTTACCTTTATTAAGGATGAGAGAAATGTACTCTTCAGACTCCTTATCAGAGGGGTTCTGGATGAATACAGGTTCGACTATTTTCAACTCACCCTCAGCAAACTTCCCTGCCCTATCTACGTCATGCTCAAAGGTGGGAGCGTTCATGAATCCAGTTCGCATAACGTGAGAAGGATGAGCTGTCCCTATAACTATCTTACTACCTAGAACAAAAGGAGCTCCTCTCAACCAGACGTTAGGATCCTCTTCGTGAGACTTCCTAACGTGAACCAACTTCATATCCTTCCCTGTCACTCCATCAAAAGCTTCCTTACCAACTGTAAGTATTGTTTTGCAGTTAGGGAGAAGCTCCATCTCGCGGTTGAGGAGAGGTCTGCAGTGTTTAACCGCTTCCGGGTGTACTTTTTCTCCCGCGGGTACATAACACTTAACCATGTTACTAACGTAATTCTGGGACCGGGAAATACCAGCTTTTCGAAGTGCAGTGTTAAGCACCTCACCCGAGGGGCCTTGGAACGGTTTGCCCGACTCCCTCTCCCTATCACCCGGAGACTGTCCGAGGATGAAGAGGGTGGCTGAGGGGTGGCCGTCTCCTCTAACCATTGGGCGGTCGAAGTAAGGACAGCCTGTGCAGGATGGGGGTTTTTCATTCATTTTCCATGCCCGTTTCTCGCAAGTTCGAGGAACCGCCTTTCCTGATCCGGATCGGTTTGGAACTCTCCTCGGATGCTGTAGGTTCGGAAATCCCCCTTGGTGTGAACCCCTCGTATCTTGGCACATCCGTGCTTTCCGGTGACGACGCAGGCCGCGCCTTTGCACGCGGGGAGGACTTCGTAGATTTTCGTGATAACGTCATTTGTGAACTTCTCCTGGAGGATGGGACCACGGTTGATGTCGTGGAGGAGTCTGGCTAGCTTAGATAAACCAAGTACGTGACCGTTGGGGATGTAGGCCACATCGACAGACATCTCGACTGGGAGTAGGTGATGTGGACACATCCCCCAGATCTCATGTCCACGTAGAAGGATGAAGTTGTTGTAACGTTCTTCAAACGTCGGATACTCCACCTCAGGACAGTTAAACATCTCGTTGTACATTCGAGCGACACGGTCAGGGGTTTCGAAGAAGTTTTGGTCACGTGTGTCGCAGTCTAAACCTTGGAGGATCAACTTCACTCCACGTTCGATTTTACCGAGGTCCACGTTTGATCTCCTGTTTATCACGAATTTCAGAATAAGATTGCTGGAGTAATCTTTGTTTCTCTCGTTGAATGTACCAGATGGCTTTATCTAAGGATACGAGACCATCTTTGTCTGCATATCTCCAGATATACTTTACCGCATTTCCTAGATTGAATGACATGTGTTCCACGACATCGATACACTCAATCCCAGAAGGATGATTATTGTAGTGAACGGGATGGTTAACAGGATCAGATGATGATATTGGGTTTCTCTTCCGTGTAGCCATGTTTCTTCGCCTCTTTCTGAAGGTAGTTTTGAAGTTCGATTTCCCAATCTTGTTTTTCTTCTGTTTCGGGTGCGCGGGTCATACCGGTAAGGAAGGCCTCCCAGAAGACCAGGGCTTCAGCCTTTGGATCTGCCGACCCCGCATCCGTGTTGTAGTGACGTGCTCTATCTTCACTCGTCACTGTGTTGATAGCTCCTACAATCCAACATTCCTTACCCGCGTGATGATAGTGACGCCCGAGGTAGAGGTAGTACTTATGCGACCAAGACATACAGTCTTGTTCGATGATACACTTCGGTTTGCGGAACGAGATGTGGGGGTCGCTCATTGTAACCCCAATAACTTGTGGAGCTGGCAACTCAACCTCCATGTAGGGTGGGAACGTAGAACTGCGAGTGCAAGTTTGATGTTTTCCTGGTTTACGGTTTTCTCTTCATTGATTGGGGAGACGAAGATATTAGGACAGATATGCGGAGATGTCATAATTGCCCAATTATCTTCATTCCATCCTTCATCGATGAGAAGTTTAATCTCATCTGCTATATCTAGCATTTCTCCTTTACAGTTCCATTTGGGGGCTACTGTAAGCCATACTCGCTTATCAGGAACCAATCGTGTATCTATTAAAACTGTGCCAGAGGTTTCAATGTGGATTTGGATCCCTTTTTGGAAAGCTTGTTGGAAGAACCCTTGCTCAATTAAAGACTTCTGATGTATGAGTGGTTCTCCCCCGGTTAAACAGATATGTTTCTCCCAAGTTTCACCGATGAGTTCATCCACGGTTTTGTAGGTGTGGCAAGAGAAGTCGGTGTCGCAGGGGAAGAAGCGACCATCCCAAGTTTGGCACATTGAACCTATTACACCACTTGAAAGTATAGGGAGATGATTTTCTTCAAATCCAGTTTTGGAAGACTCAATACTCGCCTTCTTCCCTACAGGACATCCCGCCAGACGTATGAAATGCATAGGGGTGCCGACGTAAGTCCCTTCCCCTTGAAGGGAGTGGAAAGTCTCGGCAATCGGCAACCCCTTACCTACTTCGGTAGGCATTATGTACCTCCGTATCGTGTTTGTATACATCTAACATGTTGAGCCTTTTGGGGGGTTTACAAATATGACAAACTACCCAAGGACCGCGAACTTTCTGTATACCTTGTTGGATGTCTGCTGCGATTGCTCTTAGGTTCTTAAGATCGTAGAGGATGTCTGCAGGATTAGCTTTCTGCAACAACACCATTATACCTGCAATCCGATCGACCAGAACTGCAGGCATGATGACGTCTGTGGTTAGGGGTTCACTCATTTCGAAACCTCAATCTTCCAATAGCCCTTGAGTAACCCGTTATTGAAGGTAAGGCATAGAGCTTCAAAAGGGAGTTTAAGACCATACCGCAAGAAGATCTTTTCAGAAGCTTCGTGTAGGTCCTTACACCCTTCCTTCAATACAGTTTCAAGTTGTTCAAGATAGGGTTCACTCATTTAGTAAGCCCCTGGGCGTTGAGATTTCTTGGGACGTTTTTTCTTTGGGGTGGACTTTTTGGGACTCATAGCGTCGTATTATCTCCTTTCGTAGGGCGGAACGTTTTACAGCGTGGTGAGAACGGTGACAGGAATCATGACAGGGCACTACATTCTCCGGTTTATTATTCTCACGGTTTTCGTCGATGTGGTGTAGAGTTATATCCTGAGGGAAACGTGTATGATGCCGATGACCAAAAGTCAAACCTTCAATAAGCGTACCAATCCGTTTGGGAGAGTCAATAAGGTAACCATGACAGAAGTAACACTTTTTATCATGGAGGTAGAACCATGCAACCTCGCGTAGCATCTGGAACTCGGATTTGGTATCAGCCCGCATTATTGTTTGCCTAGTTGGTTGAATTCTTCCCAGGTGAGTAGGCAGGATACAGTACACGTCTCATCCAGAGTTAAAGACGAAAACACCTGACCACGTTTCACTATTTGTTTGGCGATTTCGATTAGAAGGTTTTCGGACGTAGGGTTGAACCCTGATTTAAGCCATGTCACAAACTTAGTATGGTTGACCTCGGTTGGGAAGCTAATAACAATTTTATCTGTCTGCCAAGCTCCAAGATGAGCATGATCCAACTCATCAATAATTGGCTGGATGGAGGATTTGATGTCTCCGTAATCAACCACCATACCGGACTCTTCGTCAACGGGCCCACGGACGTAGACGGTGAGTTTCCACGAATGACCGTGTAGGTTGCTACACTTCCCTTTGTGGTGAGGGAGGACGTGGGAAGCTTCGAATGTAAACTCCTTACAGATCTCCATTAGAAGTTCTCCTTAGGGAGATTTTTGAACAGCCGAATGTCAGTTTCAGGAGTAACGATAAACGAGACTGGGAGTCTCAACTTTATTGAAATCGCTCCATTATCTCCTACCCAAGCAGCGCCTATCTCATGCCAGCGGAATTTTCGAGGTTCGAATTCCTCACCTTTAATGCAAACGTTATATTCAGGCTGTTTTGCCATTTGTCTCCTTTACTACTCTCCGTGAAGCCGCTTTTCCTGATACCCACCTTGCCCGAAACAAGTGATAGGATTAACGGTATACACCTAGCGGCTTCACGCAGGGTAGTAAGCCCTGCGCCTTTCACTTCAACCCTAACCGTTTACGTCGACGTTGGTTAAACCTTCGTTCATAACGGTTTTCGTAGAGCACCACGAAGATACACCAGCCGATGATGAAAACTATCGGCAGCATTACTTACCCTTTGGGTTCGAACCCTTGCCCTGTCGCATGGAGCGGATCGACCAGGGCGCCACGTTTGCGTATTTCTTGTCACCATCGGTATTGTGTACGATGTAAGCGTACAGTTCACCGTCGATGATTTTTTCCGGATCGTGACCTTCAGGTCCTGGGTTATAACCGACTGCTGTGTAGTACGCTTTCAACTTCGAAAGACCCATTGGGTGGGATAGCTGGGGATTGTCAAACGCGATCCTTCCCGTCGTCCCTTCCTCTTGTGAGGCGAGTTGAATGAGCACTCGTTGTTCTTCAGGCTTGAACTCCACGGCTTTAACACGGAAGTGGTACCAGGCTTCAGGCAGGAGATCTCCGAGCGCGGCAACGGTTTGCATATTGTCTTGGAGTAACGGCATAATTAGCTTTGTCCTTTTGTTTGGATTTAACTACACTTTTGTTTCAGCAATCTGCTTTTGCAACTCTTCGGTTTTAGCTGCCTGTCCTACTTGATACGGCATCCAGGTAGCGTAGGGAGTTGAAGGGATATCAGAATCCCCTTGAAGGAGAGGAACCGAAGTTACTCCTTTAGGGGTTCCGTTATAGTCAAACGCTGTTAGGTTAACCATTGTGTCTGAATGAACGAAGGCCACGATTGCGGCTTGCGGTGTTGTTAGGCCTGCTTCGTAGTACCACACAACTCTTCCTGGGGTGGGTTTAATCATTATTGTCCTCTCGTTTTTGACTTTACTACACTCTCTACAATCGGGCGGAGTACGTTGTGGAGATCATTCTCAAACTTCGTATACGCCAGATCGTATCTTTCTTTGGAGTCCAGAAGTATGGACTTTCCAAACTCATCGTTGGCAGAGATAACCATCTGTAACTTCGGCCAGGAGTTGGTGTTGATGGTAATGTCGATTTTAGCCATGAAGTACCTCTTTCCAGAATTCTTTCATCATGCTTAAAGTATCCTCTCCTAAGATACACCATATAAGCATGAAAGGAAGTATGAGAATCTTTACAATTCTTTTAGCCAAACGTGGCCTCCAGTTCGCTTACAAACTTCTCATAATGGTTGGACTCCTCACAGTCAATATTGTCGACGATGTCGAAAGTTTCGCCTGCAGTACGGAGTGCCTCTACCTCATGTTTGATGACTGTGGAACCTCGGTCGAGGTCGAAGAGCTTCAACGGGCGTGGGAAGGAAAGCAGACTGCGCGTCTTTCCAATACCAAAGGTGCCATAAATAATCCATAGGTAAGGGAGGTCGAGTTGAATGTTGAACTGCTTCGCGGCCGCGAGTAACTTATTGTAATCTCCCGGCATCAACCCTCCAGAAATGAGGGAAGAGTTAAACCTCGTCTTCACCTCCCAGTAATCCCCTCCCCCACCTATGGGCTCACGACGGCCAACCCAGGTTACTCCGTCGTTGAGTTTGCGCATCCGGACGACGTTGTCGGCCGCACGAGCGAACTCTTCAGGAGTTTGTTTTCCAGGCATCTCCGGTAGGCCTTTGATAGCGATAGGTTCCATTGGTTGCTCGCCCTTCTTTGCCATCATCCCGCCTTTAGCGTAGATGCGTTCGATCTGTTCGTGTGCGAGGAAGACGACTTCGGTGCCTTGGTCTCGGAGGTTTTTGCAGCGGCGAACAAGCATGTTTAGGCGTTCCGTCGTTCCGGGGTAGTTCTGCATACCGCGGATAGTCTCCATACCGTTCTTGTCTGCGTGCTTCCCCATATCCTTAGAGAAATACAACCTTGCGAGTTCACCTACTGAGTCGAATGCGACTGTTTTGTATTTAGCCACCAATAATCTCCTCTTCCGCACGAATGGTTAAATACCTTGACTGCCATCCTATAAAATGGTTATTCCATTGGAATCCAATCCAATAGACAGAGTTGAAAGGGCAGAAAAACTGTATAAGTGGAAATCTCCTCTTCATTTCTCATACTCCGTAGGGTCAACCACCCCAGCAAGTTGAAAGGCTTCTTTCCGTTCGGTGCACGTTCCGCACATGCCACAGTGGAGGATGCCACCTTTGTAGCACGAGAAGGTTTGATCTAACGGAGCATGCAGTTCCGCTCCAAGCTTAACAATCTCCGCCTTCGTCTTATAAATAAACGGTGCCTCCAACAACACGGGAGACCATGCATTGCCGATTTGAATAGCGTCCACCATAGCGCCCAAGAACTCTGGACGACAGTCGGGGTATATAGCATGATCTCCTGCGTGGGCGGCCCAAAGGACTTTTTGAGAGCCTGTTGAAACTGCCCATCCTACCGCGATCGAAAGCATGATCATATTGCGGTTGGGGACGACTGTTGCCTTCATCGACTCTTCTGCGTAATGGCCTTCAGGGACGGGTTCGTTACCTGTTTGACTGCCCGAGGCAAGAAGGTTACGAATAGGAACAAGATTCGCTATCTCATACTCAATATTGTCAGCCTCACAGATGTTAATAGCGTGTAGAAGTTCTTTCCTATGTCTCTGTCCATAATCAAACAACAACGCCTTAACATTCGGACGTAAAGACCACAACAAAACGGTGGAGTCCAACCCACCACTGTAGAGCACAATGGGTTTACCGCTCATACTTCACCTCGATCCTAACCCTATCTGAGGGGAGTAGAATACAAAGTGGTATAACCACGAAAAGCCAAATATGCAAGAAGATTTCATTCATCGATTGTTACCTCCATAGAAGCTTGGCACCGTTCCGGTGGGGTGAGACCGAGGATTTTGTAGTATTGTTCGTCGACGTAGTCGGGGGTTTTGGTGCGGAACTGTTCTAGAACGATTCTTCCATGGTTTTTACACACATCCCAGAAATAACACCTCCGGTTGTATTTCACGCAGCTTTCGTTCCACGCTCCATCCATCGCCCAGCGGTTGTTGGTTACTGCGTGTTCGTAGTCTTCTGCGTGGTGGATGAATTCGCGTTCGAAACGTTGGATGTCTTCATCAGAACGAAGATACGGCTCCCTTTCGAAGGATACCGATAATTGGTCTTTTGCATTTTTGTTGGGCTTCTTCAAGACGTTCAGCAGAAATCCATGAGGTCGTGTGCCCAGGGCCTTCCCTATCCCATACAAGTACCCAGTAGTCTGAAAGTCGAGCATGAATTTGTCGTAGAAAATGTTCCCAGTCATAGCTGTCGTCTTGTGCTCTAAGAGCCATATTTTACCTTTCCAAGAGATCACCGCGTCCGTTTTGCCGCGGAAGTAGTGGGGTTGGATACAGCGAGGAATTTGTTTTCCACATAAACAAACCCATCCGTTAGTAAGGAGTTGGAACTCTGAGGTTTGTGTACCGCACCCATTTATGTTATGTAATACTACCTGACCACCCAAAACCATCCACTCTTGGTGTTCTTGCGTGACCATCTCACAAGGGATGAGATTGTGGATAAAATGACAGTGGTGGAGAGTATCCGGCATCGCCACACAAAACTCAACCTCAGGTGAAATCACCGTCATCTCGTGGTCGGAGAAGTTGGAGGCGAAGACGTCGACCATGCGCTTGGAGAGCTCGATTTGTTGTTCGATTGTTTGGCGCTCTTCGGGAAGGATCATTTGGCCAACGAGGCGTTCGCGATATTTGGCTTCAGCCGTCTGCGTAGCAGTTTTAACATTTCGATGAGCGAGGAATTCAGCCGCTCCTTCATGGAATGCCCCACCAGTCATAAGGGGGATTGCGATGGAGTTTTCCTCCAACCCATCAATCTGATGGTATTTTGTCTTCATCGAGCACTGTTTGAATTCTTTAATCCGGGAGATGTTGAGGATCATGAAGTACCTCCAGCTAAGACTTTTCCTGACCACTGGAGAGCACAGTTTACAGAGCACAGATGAGCGTCAGGTTTTGGGAGAGGAAAACTCTTAAAAGGTGAATTGAAGGACTGTTTGTCTAGAGGAATAATCATTACACCACACGTTTTATTCCCATTATCATCCACTTTATAGGCTTTATACCAAACAGTAGACTCATCCTTCTTTTGGGTTGTACAAGTGTCACAAGAATATGTCAATATTTCCACCAGATCTCCAATCCGGAGTGATTGCTTATCAATACTCCTATTCTAATGCTTTTGAACTTCCTTTTCACTATCCAGTGGGAAGGCAGAGTGGCTGGATTTGTCACCATCCAAGAATAAGCCAACCAAGTTGTAGTACTTTCTTCCAAGGAAGAGCTTTGTTACCTATCTTAGTATAACTAAACCTGAACTTGGTAGTGAAAGCTATTCTCTCCACAACACCCCCTTTGCAGCGGCGTGAGGAGGCTGGGCCTCCTGGCTGTTCATCTCCAAACACAGCAATGGGGAAGAGGTGGAGATCTTGTCCCTCTTCCCCCGGTGCGCGGGCGGCTCACCTGCTGCGAGGGTGTATTACGCTACCCTCAATATCTAACAGGAGGAGTGGTTCCCTTGGAGTTCTACTCCTCCTGTGGCGCCGGCATTACGGCCACGCGGATGAACGCCAGCGCCAAACTGGTGGTTAGACTGCAGCTTCTTCCTCTTCAGGTTGAGAAGCCAACCACTCTTCATGTTTCGCCTTAGCGGCTTCCTCGGCGGCTGCATCGAGCTCGTCTGCCTTACCGGCAGCAGCGATCTTCTCGCGGATGAGTTTCTCAATCAGCTTCTTCTTCTGCTGGTAAGCCTTCATCGCGCCCGAGCCCTGCTGTTTCTTCTGCTGGGTTTTCTGGCGTGTCCGGAGCTTGAGGTATTCGGCTTCAAGTTGGCCTGAGTTTGCCAGCTTTTCTACCTCCGCCTGGATGGCTGCCATATCAATCTGTGGTGTGTTTACATCTGCCATGTGTTACTCCTTTTAAGGGTGTATTTAACCCGATTTATGATACCATATTAAATCATTTGAAAAAACTTATCAATGGCCAGTGGGAAGGCCAAGTTTGTTATTTAGGCTTCTCCTCCTGTGTTCCTGCCACGGAGGACCGTCATCTTCTTTTCCATTACCCCATTCCCCCAGCGTCACAGATTGGATTGCATAGTTTTAAATAGCTGTATCAGGGGTTCTCCGTGTTTGAGCAATACTGAATATCTATAGCAATTCATGTCATCTTCATCCTTACCAGAGATAATCCGTTGCTTGACGATTGATCGCCCCTTTTCACACTGTTCGAGAAATTCGATGGCCGATCCAAACTTACACTGCCGCAAATCAGTCATTATCCGAACAAGCTGCATTTTTACTTCAAGCTCTTTCGGAATAATCTCTAGCTTTCGGATGGTCATTGTTTTCCTCTCTCCTCCCCTTTAGCGTTCGCCGCGAATCAGATACACGTCAAAGTTCCAACATGCGCCCGATGGAAAGTAGAACCATAGCCGCCGTCCAATCAGCCGTCTTATCCCTTTGGCGGTCAGCGTTTCCAGAATCACAATCTTGAGCTTCGGCCCGTAGATGGTCACGCCTTTCTTGCCATCGCTCCAATCGTGGTGATTCGAGTTGAGCTTGCCGAAATCAAATTTAAGCCGCATGTTTCTCCTTTTACCGTTCGCCTAGAGCGCGGATCGCCGCCGTGCTGCCTTCTCTAATAGCCCGTGCGATACCAATGCCATTCGTTCCTAAAGCATGTTCCGCTTCCGCAATCCTCGCGCACTCTTCTCTTGCTTCCTTTATGACTGAGGAATGTTCGGATTCGGCGGCTAACGCTCTGGCTTTCCACGTTTCGATTTCTTTCAGAGCATTGCCATACAATTCAGCAGCTTCTTTCCAGTCCTGATCTGTGTAGCTACGCTCCCGCGCCTTCGCTGTCCGCTCGTCCGCCCCACTCATGATTTTCTCCGCTGCTTGGCTATCATTCGCATATTGGCTTCGTGTTCCAAATGATCTGCCGCTACCTCAAGGCCAGATTGGTGTGACGGGTGACAGGTCATATTCCGAATCTGGTCTGCCTGCTCACGTAAAACGTCTGCAATAACTTCATTCTGTGGCTTCCGCTCGTCCGCTGGTTTGGTCATAGGGTGTCTCCTATCTCTACAACCTCCGTTTGAGGTTCTTGCTCCAACTCAGCCAAGTTGTGGAGTAGACGTGTTTTGGTTAAGTTTAACATCTCAATTGCCTTTTTGGTAATTATCTCAACCTGCATTGCTGGTAGATGTGCCATTCTTTGTGTGGCATCCTGTAACGCCCCCATAATTCCGTTTGAGGGCTCTACTCGTGCTACGTGTGTTAATTTCATCCCACCGAAAGGTACTGCAGCCTGGATGGGGGCTGCAGTGAGTTTGAAGATGTGCACATCCCAGTATTCAAAGATGCACTTCTGCGTGAGGGCATAAAGAGAATCCGACTTCACTAAATGTAAAGTCGGAGTGTTTCGGTTAGACTGGATTAGAATTAGGTAGGTTTCTTCCTGCATTCTCCACCTCCTGGATTTTTAACCAAACGTCCTCACGGAAGATCTGGATGCCGTTGGGGATTTTCCTCTCTCCGATGATTGTGGGGTGGTAACCGAGCGCTTTCAGTTTTTTGCAGAACACTACGATCTTCGCGAGATTTGTCTGCGTAGATTCTCGGATGTACTCCGCCAACGCAGCCATTAGTAGGTCTGAAAGCTCGGTAACGAGGGATTTCAACTCTCGTAGTTCTCTCGGTTCGCACCAGGGAGCGGTAAAGGATTGTTGGAGTTTTTTCTCAAGCGCTTTGACGTAGAGGTCATCCATTGATCTCACGCTCCGCTTGTTTACGGATGGCGTCGAGCTCATCCTGTGAGAGTAGCTTCTTCGCCGTCTCCATGAAGAGTTTTTGTTCTGCCTGACGTTTTTGATGGTAGGATTTCCGGTTGGAGAGGGAGGTGTGGAGGTAATCCAGCGCTTCTATACACTCTTGAATTGTGTTGTTGAAGTCTGTACGTATCTCTGCTGATGTTTCGTCTTCACCATCTCTTGTTTCTTGCTTAACCGTAGTGAGATAATCCATCAACTCTTCCAGCCGTTCAACCTTCGGACAGGTGGGACCGCCGTTTTGTCTCGCCATTGTGATCTCCTTGTGTTTGATTTCTGAGGTGTTACCACCTCGGGCCCGCGGAATTGTGAATTTCAAACTCCATATTACAGTTATACTACACTTCGTTTTAAAAAGCTCTATCCAGTGGGAAGGAGGTGCTTTTGTATGTGGCAGTGGCATCCACATGATAAACTAGTGCATTGGTAGTGTTTATCTTTACCACATCGTGAAGATATCTTGCCATTGCATGAACGACTTTTCCCACGGCCTTGATGTGTTGGCTGACGTCTTTGTGCAGTTATATCAGCCGTAACCTTCAACCCACTTGTTGCTATCTCATCACGGAATTTGTGAAATTCTCCTGTTCTCACACAAACCTCCGTTGGATGGGAGGGATGTTGTTTACGGTTTCTTCCTCCCCACCGCCCTTCTTTGCGGAGTTCCTCCGGGTAAATTCCGAACAGTAGAAAGTATCAATGGCGTCTTTGGGAATTCTCATCAACAACACCCCCATACACCAAGGTATTTGTAGTTGTCCTCGTTTTTCAAAGTGCACACAATCCCTACAACACTTTACTGTCATTGTTGTTCTCCCTTCGTGTGAAAAACCTTACCGTTAGTGTCTATCCACTCGTTGATGAGGTTAGTGAAAGCGTCGATTCTATTGGTTGTTATCGGCACTTCTTCGCTGCATGGAGCCGTTCCGGCTGGGTTAGACATTACAATTTTCACAAGGCTTCCTTTCTGGTGGGTCTTGTTGGTAGTCGATGTAAAACCCTGAATCTTTACACACAGGGCAAATTGGATGGTCTATCGACATCTGATAATCAGACTCAGCATCTTCTTTCGTGTAAGGTAATTTACTCATACATCCCTCCATGTTCTTCATCCGCATAAAACTGTTGTATGACAATCCACCCGTTAGGAGACATTAACGGGAAAGCATCATCAGCAAAATGGTTATTATGAATATACGTCGTGCCATACTCCGCCAGCACAGCGTGTTGGAGATCATTTAAGGTGATCAGTACTTCTGGCATCTTTCACCCCCAAGTACTCGAAAACCCAGCTATGGTTGAAATAAGGTAATGACTTACCGTGAAGATATTCCTTCACACCTTTCAGTTTTGGGAGTAGTAAAAGCGTGTTGTCTCGCACAACTCTTATCATCCCTAGTGAGTCGATATATTCATTAACCGTGATAAGTTTATTCGGATCTCCATCTCTACAGATAAGAACCTCTAAGCCTATCGCGGTAAGTATATCAAACATCACTACTTGGTCATGTTGGAGATGGTCTTCAGGTCCTTTTATCTCGATTAGACCTACCTTCCCATCTCTAATAACAAGATAATCCGGCCATCCGCAATGTTGATGAAACCACTTCAGAAACCCAACAGCAACCCTGAAGTTAGCCTCATATTTGTTAGCGGGCATCTCACGCAGTTTTGGTTTCACTGAGTGCACTATCTACCTCCTCTCCAAGCTCCCTCAACCTTTCAGCGAACCGAGCGATCATCTTTACATCCCCTAACTTCTTCGCTGAATCATAAGCCTTTCGTGCTGAAGCAACATCAGCACTTGTAGCTGCAGGTAGAGGAGAACCTGGTGTCTTCTGTGTGTTAGGGATTACAACCGGAGGAGCATCTTTCTCTTTTGGTATTTCTCTCCCACCGTTGAGGATTCGTATCTCCACTCCAGTAAGTTGATTCTCCCAATACTTAAACTCTGGAGTCCCTTCCGTCTCCCTCATCATTCTTTTGTACTTCCTCCAGTGGGAACAGTAGGACGTGTACGTGTTATCTGCGAGCATTGCGAAATTACCTCCTTTAAGACATGCTAATTATACCATTGTTTTCTTTCTTTTGCAAGCTCCAGTGGGAAGGTCTCTCTCAACTTCCCTTTGGCCAGTGGGAATGCCTACAAATGCCTATGATGACGACGTAAAGTATAGCCTTTGAGGTTGTTATTGTTCTTACTTTGTTGCTTTGCTGTCTTCTCTTTGTTTCTATTTCTTAGGTTGTTTTTTTGGCTTTTTTTATTCTTTTAAAACATTAACAACCTCGCAACAAAAACAATAACCTCAAGAACTACTTTTACAGACGCCATCATTGGCAAAACTTGGCATTCCCACTGGATCTACCTACCTATCGTGTTGAGGAGTTAGTTACTCTCCCACCTCCCTAATCTCCACCTCCAACTCTCTCGGAGGTTTGGTTGTGGGTAGGCAGTAGTTAGGGTCTTTCTCATGTTTAGGGATGGAGATGATACTCGCCCTTGATTGGTGTGGGAACTTCATCTCGTAGATGTGGTGAAGGGCCGTTTGACGAACCCATTTGAGTGTGAGTTTAGCCTTCATGTTGCTCTCCCTTCGGTTTGTAAACCTCTTGAACGGCTGCTTTAATTTGTTCCTCCGTGGCTTGCGCCCAAGAGGTGGTAGGAAACAACCTCTTGAACGCCTCCTTTACCGGTCGCTCTTGGTCACGGAGTTTTTGTGACCTCTCCCGATGTGAAGTACGAGAATACTCCATCTGATACAGCGCGCGGTTGACTAACGCAACTACTTGTTCTGGAGTAAACACATCTAATACCCCTAACGACATATCATCATTATCGTCATCAGCTTGTTTATTAGACTGGAGGTGGATGAAGTTAGGATCACCAGTTGTATTACGTGGTATCTCCCCCTCCACCTTCTTCAGATCGATGACGACACGCCGCGTTACATCCTGTTGGCGGTTCATGGTAACACCACCTTATAGGCAGCATGAAGATCTTTGAACGCCCGTTGTAAATCAACTTGTCGTTGTGAAGAATCTTGATGGGGATAACAAGTGTGGTTGTATGCTCGCAGGTTTCCTTGGTTAGTCTTCCGATCTTGTAGCATTCGAGCGTGCAGCAACTTGGCAGTCGCCACTGTAGTTGGGTTGGGGTGACGCCGCGCCTCCGCAGCCTGATTGACAAACTTACATACATAACACTTCATCGTGGTTTTACCTCCCACTTTGTTCTCGGGTAGATCTCCGTCTACCGTCGGTTAAAGTAAAACTCATTAGGATACTGTCTAGCTAACGTTTGCTCCCCACAATCCCATTCATAGGGGTTAGAAAACACCACTACAGTACAAGGCCCGGAGGTGTATCTCTGGCACCACCACCAGGCCTCGCCAATCTCTCTAAACTGTACAGCAGCCTTCCATTCCATTACAACAATCCTCCTCTTTTGAGAGCATAGATGTAATTCGTCACGCAAACCTTCGCACGTTCAACATCCATAGTCTCACGCAGAAACCTCTCACATCGTTTGAGTTTACACTCGGTGGAGATCGACAGCATTTCTACCCTCACACGCTGCCACTCATCCCAGTTGACTGCAGTCCTCACCTCCTTTATGTTGAACGTGCCGAAGATCAGGTGATTGTATTTCAATCATCGATCTCCAGTTCTAGTGCAAGAAGGCCGACTATCGCCTCTCTCACAAGTTTGTGATACATCGCTATCTGATCTCTCTCAGAATTATTCGACACAGCCTTCCGGATATAGTCCTGAAGTTTACTCTGCGCCATCGCTACAATCTCAACTTCCTTGTCGTTAAGCATCCCCATTACTTCGTCACCATCCCTTCCGCCAGTTTGTTCAGCAGTTCAACGCGCCCCGAAGCCTTGATGCACTCACGGATGGCTTTCTGCACAGCAGCCTTCTCGGCATTCCTCACCTTCCGTGCTGCAACAACTTCCGGCCGCATATTGTAGGCACGCCGGTAGGCGATTTTTGACAGGTAGCTCTCCACGTCCTTTTCCGGCAACCCCAACTCCTTCGCTAGGTCTCGGATTGCTCGAGTTGGTGCCGCAGCCTCGGTTGTAATACTGTGCGCCAACTCGTTCGCAGTTTTATTGTCAGTCATGTTGTTACTCCTTCCGCTCGTGTAGTGAGCTACTCTGATTGTTATAATTATAGCAAATTCACCGCGGCGATTGCAACAAAATAATTCTACATTTTTTCTTAGAAATCAGCACTCTCCAGTGGGACGCAGTCGGCAGCTCTTCGTCGGTCTAAACTCACCGCTGGGATTCCCCAACCGAGACTTCGCCCTCCCGGGCGATTTTAGGTTTCCCTAGGGCGTATCGAGGTAGTCTGCCCTTACGTATTACTATTCAATTGTTGGTAGTACTGTAACTACGGTGGTGCTCTGATGTGTAGCATTTGTGTTACTCCTTGTTAATCAGTTATCGTTATCTCCATCTCACATCCACAATCTGCTACGAGGTAGTACTTCGTATGATGTAGAGATCCATCATAATCTCTCTCGGTTAGATCGTGGTGAACGTGGAACTTTTTAGCGTGCAACGTGCATGTATACGTGTACTTCATTGTGTTTCTCCTTTTAGTTAATGTTAAACGTTGGTAGTTGGTAATTCAATATCCAGTGGTGTTAGCTCTTCAAGCTCTGTTTGTATGCTCTGAACTCCTGCCACTGCTGCTTGTTCCTCTTGGTGCGATACGTCAGATCATACAACCCTCTATCGATGATCTGCATCAACAGCTCTGCATCAGTCTTCTCTGGTCTTGTTGCCTTAAGCTCCTTCATCTTACTCTGCTGCTCACTCGTCAGTTCGATGTTCAGTTTCATTGTTGATCTCCATTTCTGATGTAGGTCATCACCCCGTTTTTATTCTTACAGCCAATAGTAATGAGATAGCTCTTCATCCGTTATTCCTAACGTCTCTGCAGCTATCAACTCTATTGCAGTAGTAATTAGTTCTACTCTGCAATACATCTCTTGCTCTAACGTAAGCATCCTACCTCCTTTCTGGTCTCTCGACCCCGGGTCCCCAAAAAATCTTGTGTTTGGAGAGCTCGTATTAAGGCAACCCGCTTTACACCCGGGGTTATACACTTAAGGCCCAATGAAAAGCGAGCTGGCAGTTCTTTTCATTCGGCCGCCTAGGTCCCTTCATTATCCCGTTGCCGGCCTTTCATTAACCCGTTATAATATAGGGGTTATGGAAGTACTGTCGAGTTCGGAAGAGCTACGGGTGAGGCAGCCGTCGGATGGAAAGCCGACTACTGGTCGTTCTAGAGCCAACGAGGCTGTAAAGGAAGTGATGCTTCGGATGTTGGCTGAAGGACGGAATATAAAAGAGTGTGCAGCAGCGTTAAATAAGAGTTATCATCTCTGCACTCGTATGGCGAGGGATCCTGATTTTCAGCAGAAGTTGAAGGATCTCAATGCTATGATGTTCTCGAAGCTGGATGCTGAGCTGAAGTTGAAGGCTGAGACGACGGCGCAGAGGATTCAAGAGGTTTCGGACGCTGCATTGGATAAGGTTTTGGAGTTGATGGATAGTGCTGACTCCCAAGTAGTGCAGATGAGATGTGCGCAAGATTTGCTGGATCGGAATCCGGATACATCGAAAACTAAGAAGGTTGAGAAGACAACGAAGACGCTTCACCTCTCTGCAGAATTCCTGCACCTTGTTGAAACCTCAGAACGAGAGGCGGGCACAACCATAGATGGATAGTTTACTCCATACCGCGACGAGTGACCAGGCGCATTTATTGAGAAGTAAACTGCGTCGGAAGTTCCTCGGTCCACAGTTGGGTTCCTTCTACGTGTTTTGTAAAGCGGTAATGGGGTATAAGGATTTAACGGAGGGGTTTCACCTCCCGTTATGTAACCACATCCAAGCCTCCCTCCAGGACTTGAAAAGAGGATACCTCGAGCCCCGCGGCAGTTTTAAATCCACCATCGTTGGAAAGTCCTACTGGGCGTGGAGGTTATTGGGAGGTGGTTCGGAACACATTGAAGAGATCCTTTCGTATGAAGATAATGATGCTCTCCTAGCCTTCTACGACGCCAATAAGGATAAGGATCCAAGGAATCACCGCATCCTGATCTTATCGGAAGCCCAGGATATCGCCAACAAAGACCTCAAAGACGTTAAGTGGAAAATCGAACATGATCAACAATTTCAGTGGTTGTTCCCCGAAATTATCCCCGAAAGCATTACCAAAACGGTTTGGAATGCTGGAGAGATATTACTACCACGTTCTCAATCCTTCGATGAGTCTACAGTTACTGCACTCGGGCTTGAGAGCGCAGGAACAGGCTTCCACTACACCATCATCATCTACGACGATCTCTCGGGAGAGAAAGCGGCCAAGTCGGAACCCCTAATGCAGGCAGGGAAGGATAGAATAACTGCTGCACCGGGGTTGTTAGTCGACCCCCGCAGGTCGGAAGAACTCTTCATCGCAACCAGGTGGAAACATGGTACAGCTGACGTTCCCGGTTGGATGATGAAGGAGATGCCTTATGGTACTACAGAGTCTGGACGTCCTATTGGCTTTAAGTGGCATGTTCGCGCCGCTATTGAGGAGAATGAGGAAACTGGGGAGAAGAGAGCTACTTTCCCAGAAAAGTATCCTCTCGAAGTCCTAGCTGATCTCCTCCAGCGCGAAAAAGAATACCTCTTTAACTGCAACTACATGAATCGCCCCTCTTCCCCTGAAGGGTCGGATTTTAATCCCAAACTCTACAAAGAATTCAACATCCAAGAGTCTTCCCCTGGAGTACTAGACTTGTTGGTTCCCGAAGATGGCACGCCTTCCATCAGGTTACGTTATCTCTACAGACTGGGGTTCTATGACCCGTCCTCTGGAGGCAAAACGGCTAAATGTGAGGGTGCAATAGCACTTGTCGGTATGGCGTCTGATCGCCGAGTTTTCGTCCTCCGAGTCTGGGGGAAGAATTCAGGTTATGACGAAGCCCTTGAAATGTTCTTCACCTACAACGATCAGTATGTTTTGCACCGTAGACTGTATGAGGCAGTAGGCGCACAGAAGGAAGTTGAGAACTTGGTGTCTATGAAGCGCCAGCTTCAAACGCTGAATGGGTCTTGTCCTAAGTGCAACAAAAAACACCGCAATTTCCAAATCGATCCCTTCAACCCCGGCACCCAGAATAAAGAGGAAAGGGTGCGTGCGTTCCTTGGGCAGACATATGAACAAGGACGTTTCTACGTTCGGAAGGGTGAGTTTGAGTTTAAGCGACAGTTGGAAGACTTCCCTCATGGTGATCTGATTGATCGTTTGGACGCTTGTGCGTCAGCAGTAAAACACCTAAGAGCTCCCCTCTCAGCAGACGAGATTGAATCTCTACAGACCGAGATGGAAGAAGTACACATCCCAAGAGAACCCCGTACCTTCAGCACTCAGAACTATGGAGGTTATGTTTAACATGCAACATTGCCTCCCTGAAGTTAAGAAGAGCCGGGTATATAAAATCCAAGCTCCGTACCCACCGACGTACGACTTGGGCAGGTCACGCTCGGCTCTTCTTAACTTTGGTGGAGGCCTTATTGTGACCTTGCATAATGGCCGGACTCTAGCCACCATCCACCCTCCCTCCCCCACCATACACCAACCACCATCCACACCCAAACGCTGGGGGGTGTATGCCTAGAACTCTCGTCCCACTTCAAATCCCGAAAGAATCCCAGCAGAACATCTATGGGAAATTGTCTGCATTCCTGAACGAGAAGTTATCCAAAACCATCGAAGCACGTTCTGTCCAAATCGAACAGAAGATGACTCAGTGGGAGAGTAATTATCAGGGGATACCGAAGACTCAGGGGACGAGAACCACCCCATTCGTCGGTGCAGCAAACTTCGTCCCTGGGTTGATTCGTATGCATGTCGACATCATGCACGCACGCATTCAAGGTCTCCTCTGGGGGGTTAAACCCTTTTGGAAACCAACGTGGTATAGCAGTAAGATCAAACACGAATGGTTGGATCAGCTCTCCGAGTGGATGGATTACAAGTGGTACAACGAGATCGAGGCATTTGACCCGGTTGATGCAGCTCTGCATGACGTTTCCAAACTCGGTGTCTGTATCCTAAAACCCTCTTGGGTTGAACGCCAGAAGTTCTTCTCTACTCAACCCGGTCAGATTGAAAACAAGACCATTAAAAAGATAGAGCTCTACCCCATAGGTTTTGGAGATTTTCTCCCCTATCCTCTTACCGCACGCACTCTAAAGCAATGCAGTATCAAATTTCACAAACTCCGTTTTACACGTGAGGAGGTGGAGTTTAAGAAGAATACCGGTGAGTGGAGTCAAGAAGGTGTTGCAGGTGTGTTAAGATCTGCAATCACGTCTGAAGGCACGGCAGCCGAGAAGTCATCAAACTTCTCTGGCATCTTCTTGTCTCCTGACGTTACTCGTCCCTACCAAGTTGTTGAGGCGTGGTTAGACTACGAGTTAACCTCTGGTCAAATGCATTCAATCGTGGTGGTATTCAACCCTCAGATGAATTCACATCAATCGATCATTAGGGCTTACTACCACCCGATTGGGTTGGATCAGGATGCGTTTATTGATTTTAGGCTTTTCGTAAAGAACAACTCGTTCTACCCAGACTCCATCCCACAGATGTTAGAGGACTCCCAAGAAGAGAAAGCTCAAATCCACAACACACGTAGGGATGCCTCAACAATCGGTAACATCCCGACATTCATCAAAAAACGTTTCGCAGACGTAGGCAACCCTAAGGATGAATGGTACCCCGGTAAGGTCTTCGAGGTCGACAACATGGATGATCTTAAGATCGACCGTGGAGCCGCATCCTACAACCATATGATTGAGGAAGAACGTTATGTTGATCAAGATGCTGAAAAGCTGGTCGGTAATCCCCCTCCCTCTCAAGGTTTTGCTTCTGGTTCTATGGGTAAGCGTGGAGTATATAATACTCAAGGGACTCTCGCTCTCATGGCAGCGGGCAATGATCGTTTGGATAATATCATTCGTCGCGCTCGTCTTCCCTTTCATAGAATTGGGAGGGCGATCTACGAAGGCTACCGCGACTTCGGAGACGAAGGACAAGCCCAAATTAACGAGCCCGACCTCCAAGCTGCGTTCTCTCTTAAACCTCCTCAGGGCTACGAAGGAACCTTCTTTGGTCTTGGATGCAGCGATGCAGGAGCCAATAAGGAGACCCAACGTACCGCACTCCTTCTCATGGGCAACACGATGGCTGGGTACTACGGTCAAATCATGCAGCTCCTTCCTCAAGTCGTTCAAGCCCAAGGCCCAGTCCAAGAACTTATGTTCGAAGTGCTTGATGGAGCAAGGGATCTCGCCACAAGACTACTCACGGCGTTTGACATCCCAGATCGAACCAAACTGGTCCCCGATCTGCGAAACGTGTTGGCTGGAAAAGGCCCTGACAACGGACCTGGGGCCCCTAACCGTGCAGGAGTGCCTCAGCCTGAAGCGCCTGTTTCGGAATCAGGATTACAAGACTTATCAGCGTCAGTTGCTGCGATTGCGAGTGCGAGCCGTACGGGAGCTGGCCAAGGCGGGGGCACCAACGGACGTCCTCCAGTTTAATCAAGGAAGGATACACGTATTGAAAGCAGTAGAAAACATGCCAGCAGAAATCGAAATAGAACTCGAGAAATTCGAGGAAGAGGATAAAAAAGAGAGGAAGGAAGAACATGGGAAGTCCAGTATTCGGCGCTGGTGATAGGGTAACTGACGGGGGATTCCCTGCAGACCTTCAGTCCCAGCTTGATGGAAAAGATGTTAAAGAGCATGCGAAGATCATCTCGTTATACTACGCGAACCGTGAGAATGCGTTGTTGACTGAGGCGAGGAAGAGAATCAACCAGGCAAAAGAGAGTGGGGTTCCGAATACTGAACCAGTTACTCGCCAGAACCTTAATTCTCCAACCCTCACCAAAGAGCAGGTATGGAACGACCCTGTCAAGGTGTTGAATGAGTTGAAGTCTGGGTTAATGTCGAAGGAAGATTTTGCCGCTGCAACAGGGGCTGCCCAAAAGACCGTTATCCGTATGGCAGAACAACTCTCTCGCCAGGATAAGGATGAAGCGGGTCAGAAACTTTGGATGAAGTACCGCAGTGAGATCACTGCAATCATGAGCAACCTCCCGGCTGATCAACAAGCTGATCCTGACTTTTGGGATACTGCATACAACGCAGTAATCGGGCGCCATTTGGGAGAGATTCGTTCTGAAGCGGTTAAGACTGCAACAACGATCGCGGAACCCGGCCAGCCGGCAGCAGAAGATAATCTTCCTCCTGAAGATCTCTCAACCCTTCGTGCAGGTGATAAAACGGCAAATGATGTTGTGGTGGGACTCGGCATTACCGCCGATAAATACCGTAAAGCCAAAAAAGAGATGTACACCGGGACCCTCGGTATGACTCTTACGAATGTGGGGAGGTAAGGTATGTCGACCCAAACAGTTCTAACACCCGAGCAAGAAAAAGCAGCACGCAAAGCGCGCTATGCAGCTTACCGTCAAAAGCAAGGTCAGCCTAAACTGGCTGTGCAGGCCGTTTCTCTCAAAGGTAAACACTTCTTCTGGGCGCCTAACCCCGGTACATGGAAAGGGGACGACTCCGAAATGGTTCGTCTCGACACGTTGGGGTATGCACTAGTCAAAGAGCCCAAAGCGAAAGAAATCCTCGCTGGTGAGGATGTTAAAGACCGACTCGTAATCGCGGGTGGTCTACGCCAAGACGGTACCTACGTCATCGGTGATGTCATCCTAACGTTCTGCGACGAAGAAGTATATGAATTCCATCTGCTCGATGTGGAGGAGAGGTCTGATCAGCTCATCAGTGGAGCTCAAGAAGACTTCAAAACCGAAGCAGCGAGGCAAGGCATCCCGACTTTCGAAACTACCGGTCGGAGAAAGAAATAACAAGGAGAGAATATGGCTGCATCTTCAAACGTCGCAACGCCGATCCTCCACAAACGCACAAGGTTGGACACCTCTACGGTCGCCAACATGAAGCGTATGTTGGAGAAGGCGACACAGACGTTCAACAACGGAGTTCCGGTCCAGGTTGAGGCTGCGTCGGGGTTCATCATCGAATGCGCGACGATAAACAGCGTGGCAACCGCTATTATTGCAGGTTTCGCGACCGAGCCGGCGAATAGCCTCACCACGTCAGGTACCGCCAAAACCCTCAACACGGGTTTTAAGGTGAACAACCAGGCGAGTGCGGTTGTAATCCCACTCGGCGCCCCTCCCAACGACGGTACCCTCGGTATGGTCCTCGCAACCGAATCGATGGAGTTTATCGGTACTTACGGTGATTCGGCAACCGCAGCAAATGCCACACTTGCGCAAGTACAGGTGGGTGCAATCCGCGGCCTCACCAAAGATGCCGGAAATAACTTCTGGTATGTCGACAACAACATCACTACGCTCGCAGGTGGTGCGTGCGTTCAAATTACAGAGCTCGTAGATCCGGTTGGAACCTTGAACGGTAAGGTAATCTTCAAGGTAATCAAAGCCGCACAACAACTGAGCAGCTAAGGAGACAGTATGCCGGCAACACGTGGTGGATTTTCGCAGTTATTGGCTCCCGGGTTGTACTCGGTTATCTACGAAGATCTCGAGATGCATCCGGAAGAATACACGCAGTTCTTCAACGTTTATAGCAGTTCGAAGGCTTATGAAGAGGATCAACTCTACGCAGGCCTGGCTGCTGTGCCGAACAAACCTGAGGGTGAACCGATTAAGTTCGACGAGCCCATGCAGGGTGGTTCGGTGAGGTATCAACATGCAGGGTTTGGATTGGGTTTTCAAGTCACCCGTGAAATGTGGGATGATGATCAATACGGATTGATGAAGAAGGTGTCAACGGATTTTGGCGGTTCTATTCGGCAAACAGTCGAAGCTGGTGCTGCTGCAGTCTTGAACAACTCCTTTACGTCAATCAAAACGATCGATGGTGGGACAATGATCGGCTCCCATAATTTAATGGGAGGAGGTTCTTATTCCAATGCTTCTGCAACAAACGTGGCATTTGGAGTAACTGGACTCCAGGAACTGATTCTCATCTTTGAAAAGATGGTTAACGAACGTGGTTTGATTAAACGGATGGTGCCTGAATCAATCCTCATTCCAGTTGATCTGCAGTTCAAAGCTCAAGAGGTCCTACACTCTTCATACAAACCTTATACAGGTACAAATGAAGTTAACTCAGTTCAGGGTCGCGTCGCCCCGATGACTGATCATTATCTTACGTCAACTACAGCGTGGTGGATGCTTTCTCGTAAGTCAGGCCATACACTGAAGGCGTTTTGGAGAACTCAGCCTGAGTTCGATTCCCAAGATGACTTCGCAACTAAATCGGCTGCATTTTCGGTCTGGTTTAGAGAAGTGTTTGGCATAACTTACTGGCACGGTGTGGCAGGTTCACCAGGACAATAAGGAGGTACTATGGCAGCTGTGAACAATCCAAACAGCCAAACACAGTTTGACAATACTGTGTTATCCTGTGACCTCCCTCATACTGACGGTCTATACCTAGCGGGGGCGGAGGAGCTTTCAAAAGACTCAGCCAACCTCGTCCTTACTAGGAATGCCATTGGTGATTGGTCATTAAACCGTACTGCAGCTGGTGCAGAAACATACAACGTGAGGGTAGCGATTAACGAACTGTTAAGAAAGGGTGAAATCCCCAACTTTCAGCAGTTCGGTATTACCCCTCCCGCTCAACCTGCTAAGGGTATTAAGATCATAGATATCTTCGCGATCTATGATCTTGGAGTGGTGGATGCTACCACCCTCACCCTTCGCTGTGGGAAGACTGCATACACCGACAACGCTGCACTCACTCAAACAGACATTGTGGCTGCAACCGCAATCACGAAAGTCCAACGTGCAAACACGTATATATCTACCGTAGCAATCGCGGCAGGCAATCAAGCATTCAACCAAACGGATTTCTCGTTGTTGGAAATCGAACTGGTAGCGGTTTTGGCCAACACCGGGACGATTAAAATTCGTGGTATCGGTATGCACTGCCACTTTAACTACAACTAAGGAGGATCTATGGCAAACAAAATGACCGACAACCCATGGACCCTCGATACGGCGGCTTCTGGTGTGGTGATTAATAAAAACTACATTAAAGTACGCCATTTCGAATTCGTCGACTACGCAGTTGACACCGACACGGCTGTACTTAAAAACCAACTGGGAGACGTCGTTTGGAAAGCAAACGGCGCCTCTGATCTCCGTCCGATTGTTTCTGGCCATATCGGATGGATTAACGGGTTGATCTATGACTCAGCAACCGCAGGACTTGTGAGAATCTACATCGAGTAAGGGAGCGTATGAAGAAACTTCTGTTGTTGTTGGTGTTCACAACTTTAGGGTTTGCCCAAACCAAAACTACGGTAACGGGGGTAGTGCAGGATGCTTCGGGGAATCTTGCTACCTCCGGTACCGTGGTGTTTAACCTCTCTCCGCAGAACAGCGGAATAATCTACTTTGTTACCGGAACGGGGATTATCGCCCCTCAAACCGGAACCTGTGGAATTGATGGGTCGGGGAATATCAAAAACCTCGCTCTGTCTGGAGCTTGTCAGGTATGGGGGACGGATCTAATCCAACCAGCCAATCTCACCTATCAAGTGGCATTCTTCCCGAATGGGGTAGGGAGTCCTACAAACACCGTCGCTCAACAGTGTATTACTGGGACGACGTATGATTTATCAAACCCCAAATTCTGCCCGGTAATAAAACCCACCCCTCAAGGTGCTGTAGTAATCACTTCCCCTATCCAAAACAACCTCATCCCGTCAGCAGACGCGGTGTTTAATCTTGGTTCGGCATCCTTGAGATATGGGAATGTTTTTGCTGCTAATGGCACTTTTACCAATAATCTCTCAGCTCCCAACATTCCTGTAGGAACAGTGAACACAGGAGCTGGAACGACAAACACTATCCCTAAGTACACTAACGGTGCTACAGGGGTGTTGGGCAACTCTAGCGTTACTGATAACGGTACTACGGTAGCTACCTCTGAGGCTGTTTCATTTGGTTCAACACTTAACGTAACAGGACTAGCTACATTTACCGATAGTGGAACCTTCGGCGGCACTTTAGGAGTGACTGGAATTGAAACGGATACTAATGTTAATGGTATTCGTTTCGCCAACGGATTTTCAGGTACAGGATCAACTCAAATAAACAACGCAGAAAATGATTGTGGTACATCATCCTGTGTTGTTTACATTCCCTCAACTGTTGCTGCTGGCGCTGGGCAAAATCTAGCAACTAAAGACAATCTATTCACTATTGATGTTCGCTCTCCAGCTTCCAACGCCCAGCAACAAGGTACAAATCTTTTATTCAATATCAAAGATACAGCTAACGGTGCGGCTAGAGCTAAAATGATGCTTGTTGACCCTTTTACACCAACAAATGTTCTTGCCCCGGGTTCTTCATCAGCTAGTTTTTACATACATACATTTCCAGAAGGCAACCAGAGTGGTTTTGGCACAATGGAAGCCATAAATGGGACAGTTACGATTGACACTGGAGCCACTAATAGCCCGGGGGCAGTTGCTGGGTTAGAAGCTGAATGTTTTGTCTCTGGAACGGCGGGTAATACAGTTTCTTCATGCCGTGGCGGTACTTACAATATGGGTATTGTGGGTGCTGGTAATGTTACAAACGGTGTGGCTATACAGGCCCAAGCCGCTACTGATACTTCGACCGGGACAATTACGAATGCCATTGGTTTACTAGCTGAGAATCAAACGGTTGGCACTACTCGCAATCTTGGTATTTGGAACCAAGGCCAGACTGAGCTTGATGGTTTAGCAGCGATCGGAACAATCCCTGTATCCGGAGTATCACTATTCATACAGCCTCAAGGGTCTGTATTTGGAACAACTCAAGTGGGTATTCAATCAGTACCTATAGCCTCTGGAGGTGCTACCGCAGCGGGAATAGGTGTATCAACACGATCGGATATATTTGGTGGTGCGATTACTCAAGCCTTGAATGTTGGGTTACGCGTTGAAACCCCTTCGCTTAATGGAAATACAGTTACGGAGTGGGATGGCATTCTTATTAATCCCGCTCCTACAGCAGGAACCAAATGCTCTATCAAGGTTTCAGGGGCAACATCAGGAGCGTCCTGCCTCAATGCTCCTGCTACAGCAGGGGTTGCTAACACACTACCATCCACGGCAGGAACATTAAATGTAACAGTAGGAAGTGGAACGGTTACTACCGCAGGAACAGCAGTAACGAATGGGACATGTCAAGCCCAAACAGCAATTACGGTAACAGGTGCTACAACAACTGATGTTGCTGCGTGTTCATTAAACGCGGCTGCACCAGCAACTTGGCAGACGGGGATTTTCTTAT